GGTAAATTCTAATAAATAGGGGTTTTACATGGTGTTTAAAGCTGTTTGTTCCGACGAGGAGTTTATTGCACTTTGGAAAAAACTAGGTTCTCCTACCCTTGTAGGAAAAAAACTAGGTATAAATCCTAGAAGTGCTATGACCCGTCGACGAAATATCGAAATCCGATACAAAATAGACCTTCCTACCAGCAATTCTCAACGGGATGAAAAAAAGCCCCCACTCAAAAAAGTAGAACAAGCAGCTCATAACGTCCGAAGAGGCATTGACGTTGACAAAGTAAAGCGTGTTATTGTGTTTTCAGACGCGCATTTTACTGATACCACCACCACGGCATTTAAAGCCCTTTTAAAGATGATTAAGGAATTTAAGCCACAGGTCATCATTTGCAACGGGGACGCCTTTGACGGGCAGGTTTTGAGCCGTTTTCCGTCGATTAATTACGACGCCAAGCCTACGGTGTTGCAAGAACTAGACTACTGTCGAAAGCATTTAGATGAGATCGTTAAGCATAGACCTCCCGGCTGTCGGCTCATCTGGACGCTTGGAAATCACGATATGCGCTATGAGTCGTGGTTAGTTAATAAAGTACCAGAATATAGCGGTGTAGATGGTTTTAGCCTTAAATTTCACTTCCCTGAATGGGAAACCTGCTGGAGTTTTTGGATTGGGGAACAAACCGTTGTAAAGCACCGTTTTAAAGGTGGACGCACTGCGGGTTATAGCAATTTGCTTGCGGCGGGCAACACAAACATCATTACGGGGCATACGCACGTTCTCTGTGTTAGCCCAATTAGTAACTACCAAGGCAACTTTTTTGGCGTTCAGACCGGATGCCTTGCCGATCCTATGTCCCCCACCTTCGAATATGTGGAAGATAACCCCCTTGATTGGCGTTCTGGATTTGTCATGTTGTCGTTTGACCAAGGTAGAATGTTAATGCCAGAGCTGATAATGGTCAGCGATGAGCAAAACGGTGAGTATGAGTTTAGAGGGCAAATTCACAAGGTATGAAAATTACGCCTAAGATTCTCGAAGCGATCTACTTAACTTTGGCTAAGTGCGACCCCTTTTTAAAATGGGACTTACCGCCAAGTGAATTATGTCGTTTTGGAATAGTGGACGACCATCAAGTAATGGCAACTTATGAATATGATGAATCTTTAGCTAGACCACATATTTTTCATATATCGAAAGCTAGATGTGGCTTTTTCGATACCTGTGTCAGAAGTATGGCGCACGAAATGATTCATTGTTCACGGCATAAAACTGGTAAATGGAATTTACATGATGCAACTTTTAAACGGCGCAAAATGGCTGTTGGCTTGGAGCTAGGGTTTGATGGTCACGAACTGTAACCTATAAGTATTAAAAAAGGTTGCAATTTGCAACCTTTGGGTACTAATTACTTACCAGTTTTTAAAAAATCTTTCCAAGTAGACAATATGCAGTTATACCAAAACTCATAAGCCTGTTTAGTGCGATCTAAAACTTGTTCGTATTTTTTGTATTGATCTTCAAAAGTAAACATAAATAATTCCTTAAATAGGTTAATGACTCATTTATGAGCCAATTGTTGCAATGCAACAATTATATACGATTATTTGGCTTCTAAGAATAACCCGACGTTACCTAGGGAATACCCTAAGAAGGCAATAGCTAATCCAGTTTGTCCTTTACGAAACAAATCGGCTGCCACTACAAGATAGACAATCCCAATAAGAGCTATTAGCCATTGGCTCATTTAGATTCTTCTATTTTTGCAATCTCATCGTCTATGTACCAACGCGCTTTTTTTAACTCTTGAAGATATTCGTCTTTCATTCCAGCTCGCCAAATGTATTTAATAGCATTGCCAAGATTAAAATTCATGTGACGAGTAATCTCAATACATTCCACGCCAGACGGATGGCTAGTGTAGTGTTTTGGGCTATTTACAGGATCGCTCACTCTTTTACTATCTTTCTCCAAGTTTGTTCTTCAAGATGACGTATATACTTATCTTGATGTTCAAAATGCTTCATAATTTTATCGTACATTAAACGCCAGTAATCGGCATCTGCCAAGGCTTTTGCTAACTGTTCTTGCAGTTTAGCTATTTCGATCTCGTCCATCGTCCGCCTCATCTATCTCTGTCGCTTCAATATCCACAAATCCTGCAAACGGAATTGGTTCTTTTTTACCAAAAATCGCATCAAAATTAACATCAAACTGCTCCATCGGCACACCCAAAGGTCTTGGTATTGCCCCTTTTCCGCCATCCCGTGTCATTACCATATCCCCCCAAGTCTAATAGCCAATCGAATGGCTGCAATTAAAATCACCGCAGCTACAATCACTGCGGTGTATGCTACTTTATCAGCCAAATTAATCCGCATAATTCGCCACCTGAATTTCAAGTCGAATTACTGCAACTTTAATTTCTTCCACCGCATCGGTAATTAACTTCTTACCAATCATGCCGGGGTTGGCGTTCAATATCTCTAATTGATTTAATAGCTTTTTAAGTTGAATAATGTCGTGTGATAAGTCGTTCATCTGATCCTCGCTACTTTAGCTCGTTGCAGGGCAATTTCGTACATTTCTTTAGCATCAGCATCAAGTTCACGTAACGGCAAGTTTTGATAGTACTTCCACTTGTCTTTGTACTCTTGCAACTCTGATGGCGGTATCCAGCCATATTGAGTGCGCCAACGCTTTGTAATGTCAGTTCCAGCTTTAGTCCAAATGTAAGGTGTTCTCATGATTTTTCCTCTAGTTAAATCAAGTTACGCAGCTATTTGTTTCTTTAATTCTTTCCGTTCTCTCGCTGCACGAAGAATGGTATACCGTTGATGCAAGCGCTGTACGATAGACCAACGCTTCTCACCTTCTAGTTCTTGCTCCAATAAAGCGCCAACTTCTTCTTCATCCAAAGTTGACAAAATATCGGTTAATGCTCGCCAGCTATACGTCTTAACTGGTTCTTTCTTTTTAAGCCATTTCATTTTTGTACCTTTTCAAGTTCATTTTTCAATTCTGTTGCGTAGTACCATCCGTCGCGATTAAGATGTTGTAGTTTTTCAATATGAGCTTTTAACGCCTCTATTTCGGTTTTTAATTTATCGTTTTCTTCGCTAAATTTAAAAACTTGTGCTAATCCATTGGTATATCCACTGTTATAGGCTAATAATTCATTTGCGTTCATTGCTATTTCCTTTCAGCTTTTAGTTAATGTAACAGATTTATTTGTATTGTAAAGCATTGTGTTGCTTTTTTGCTATTTAAGTTCTTCAATCGCTATATCGCTAATCGCCCGCTTGTCTGCCAGTGCTGCCCAGATGCGCTCGTCAATGGTCTTGTTAGTGAGCAACACATAGCACCAAACCTCATGCTTTTGCCCGCTGCGATGCAAACGTCCGATGGTCTGCTCATACAACTCCAAGCTCCAAGGCAAGCTAATGAACACTAGCTTGTTGCCGCCATGCTGTAAATTTAAGCCGTGTCCTGCGGACTTGGGGTGCAATAGCAGCAGCTCGATCTTGCCCGCGTTCCAACGCTCGATTGCGTCTTTATCATCTAGCGTTTGAGCATGAGGATAGCGGCGTTTGAGTTCAGCCAGCTCTTCTTTGTAGTTGTAGATTAGCAACGTATTTGCTCGTTGGTTTTCAGCTAATAGCTCATCCAAAGATTCAAACCTGTGGTCAGAAAACCACACTGGCGTTTGTTTGATGTCAAACTGACCGGGGTTACTAGACGGCGTTTTTTCTGTGTAATAACAAAACCCAGATGCCATCTGTTGTAACTTTTGGGTAACTACGCCAGAATTGGCTGCAATCACTTTAGCTTCTGGAAACTGATGTACAAAGTCCTTCTTCATCTTCTCATAGGGTTCGCGATCTGGCAGATCGCAACGTATCTCTACGGTGTGCAGTGGTGGAAGCTGATCCTTGTACTCTGATGATTCCAAAAGAAAGGTGGCTGGGCGGATTCGCTGCATCACAAGCTCCAACGCGCCCAGCCGAGGTTGCCAATCGCCAAAGTCACGATTGATGCAAACAAAGTATTGCTGCAAGAATGCGCC